CCGTTACTGGTAAATTAATCCATGCACAAGTTATTCCTGGAACTGTGTTTTTAGTTAATGATTATTTTAAAAAAAATAAAAACGAATTTTGTGGACAAACCCAAATTAAAAAATCACAACCATTCTTATCAAATATTCAAACTAGAGCTCTTTTTATCTTTTCAACAAAAGAATTAGGATTTGTAATGTATTTAGCTATTGGAATAATAGAAGTATCAAGCTGCATTATATACCAAAATTTAATAAACAAACATATTAAAAAAGGACAAGAAATCGGATATTTTCAATATGGTGGTTCAACAAATTTAATTTTATTCGAAAAAAATACTCTAATTGCTTGAAATTTTATAATAAAGAAGATCAATTCGGATTTAATACTTTAACAAAAGTAAGATCCAGAATAGCTGATTTAATTTAAATTGGACATCTTTTATTAAATCCTGATTTTTTTGGATTTGTATAATAATCATTACAATTATTTATATTTTTAGTTAAATCATTAGAATCTCCTTCCCATTTTTTAAATGGCTTTTGATTACACATTGCCCAAACAGCATTTTTGTGAATAGTACAAGTAGGATGCAATTTTATAGTATTTATATCTATATTTGTTCGCTTATTAGGATTTTTTCTATTAATTTCTATCGTAATTGATTGCGTTTCCTCATTTTCCACCGTCGAATCAGATTCAAAATCATTATTCTCGTAATTATCCTTTCCCAATTTATCATTTTCCTTTTTCAGTTCGGTTTCCTCATAATTTTTACATGGCGATTCGCAATACAATTTTGCAAGTTTATTTTTATTTTTTAATAAACTACTATTAATCCTTTCCTTATTTTTTTTTAATTTAATTTCCTGAACTTTCATTAGGTTATTTGCTTTTTGTTTATTAGATACTAAATATTTCTTAAAATTATTTTTCTTCTCGTTATATTTATTTTTTAATTTTGTAGAATTTACCAGTAAATATCTTTTTCCTTGATTTTTATACTGATCAGCTCGATAACCAAATTTTCCCTTTAAACATTCATATTTAATTTGTAAAGTTGGATCTATATTAAATAAACTCACCCCAATATTTGGTAATGCCGCCTTAACATCAATATTAGGAAGATTTATTGATGGTACAGATGGTATTGGTGGTGTTGGTAATGTAAAAGGTCTAAATTTAATATTTAAACATTCACCAATATCAGCTGATATATCTTCTTGTGGTGTACGCTTCAAGATCCCACCACATAGAGATTTTTCCCCCAACTCCGCAAGTATTAATTCATCATCAAAATTATTTGTATTGTAGGAAAAATCAGAAGATAAAATTTCATCATTATTTTGTGATGCCTCAGATTGTTCCTTGAGCTGTATTTCAAGTTCTTTATCTATTTCAGCCCTTTCATTTGATGTTTTTTCGATTTCTATTCTATCTTCTTCATTTTTTTTTTTTTCATATTGTAATTCATAACATGACTCAAGTCTAGGTGGCCATATAGGTAATAAATAATTAGTTCCTGAAAATAGTTCAATATTTCGTTTTTCTTTTTTTTGTATTTTATTATAATAGTAAACTAAAAATATCATAAATAATAAGAAAAAAATAATAAAAATTAAATATTTATTAATCATATTAAATTATAAATAGATAAAAAATATGAATAATATTTATTTTAAAAAAATTTTTAATGTGAGATAAAATCTTAAAATTGAAATATTTTAATTAAATAATGGAAAGAATTATATCTGAAGATACAAAAACAAATTTTAAAGATAATTTTAATAAACAACGACAAAACATAATATCCCAATTTAAAACATTTGATAGTCAAATGAATAAAACAAACAATTTTAAAACTAATAATCAATTTAACCAAAATTTACAATCATCCGGAAATACTTTTTTTAATAAAAAATATAGTCATATAATGACCGATTCTGGAAAAAACCAATTGAACTCCACATTCAAACCTATACCTATTACCAATGTTGATAAAACATATATTAAAAATATAAAACCATTACATCATTCCAGTGATTATGGAAATTTTATACCATTACCAAAAAATTCACAAGATATTAAAATTGAACGCGACTTTACACCCCTAGAAACAGCTCTACAAACCGACTTCGCTAATGATATTAAAAAAAAAACTCATCCAAAAACTATGTACATGATCGAACCCGATATGAATACTGAATTACTCAAAAATCAAAAAACTATTGTTCCCGAAACCAAAGTCAACATTAATAGTGTTTATAGTGCAAATGAAAGTCACAATAATTCATGGAATAATCTAAACTCCCAAATATATATTGCAGAAATTGGAGATAAAAGAAAATTAGCTGTCACTATTTTTAATAATTTGATAAATAGTTACGAAGCTATAAAAAATAGTAATATCGAGATCGATGTTATTGAAGAAATCATGAATAATATGAATATTTATGAAAATCATAAATGGAAAAAAAATGATACTAAAGAATTTGTAGCACGATTAAATAGATTTATTGAAAACACAGAAAGTAACATAAAATTAAGCAAATTTAATCCAAGTAATCATCTATTTGAACGTGAAACTAAAGAAATTGACTATTTTATCACAATTGATAGCAAAGATCGCTATCGCAAAAATTGGCCTAATCCAAATCATTACCAAATAATATTCGATCCAATCAATCAACCACTAAACGAAAACACCGGCTATATCAGCAAATCATTCAATAATGTTAAATCAGTTGAATTAATTGAAGCCATTATACCAAAAAATAATATTAATGGAACAGATTTTAATAAACTACCATACATTTTTTTAGATGTCGATGAATTAGGAACTAATTATCAAGGCACAAATAATAATATATCAAAAAGTTTCGCCCAACTTATCTTTAATAAAACTATTGGAGAATTTAGATATTGCAAATTTAAAGACCAAAATCGAATCAAAAAATTATTTAATCCACGAATCGCCCTTACTAAATTAACAATTAAATTTGTACAACCAAATGGCGAACTTTATAATTTTGGTGAATCTTGCTTTAAAGAAAATTGTATTCAAGAAAACATTCAAAATAATGATCAAGAAACTGATCCCACAAACCAATTCATCGATGAAGGAGGAAATTTTAAATTTTCTGATGAAACCGAAAATAATAACAAAAAAATAATTAAAGAATGTGTCTATGAACCCAATAATATTTTAACATTCAAAATTACTTGCATTCAAAAAGCTCTAGAAACCATGTTTTTAAATAATAAAAATTAAATATATTCCATCTTACTCCCTTTTTTCTTTCGATGAATTATATTTACCTTATCTTTCGTCGAATTTTTTAAAAATTTTGAAATTATTTTCCAAATATGTGTAAATATAATAGGCGGATCAAAAATATAACAAGTCTCTAATTTATCTTTATATCTTAATTCTAACAAAACTGTTATTTCTTTAAATAATTCAATATCAATATTATTAAATGTTATTCCTTTCAAGTAAACCTCCAACAAAAATTTATCTTTATAATAATTTTCTTTAGAAATAATAATAGCCTCATCAAATATAAGAAATAAATGATTAAATAACCCAGATTTATCTAGCGATTTATGAAACCTGTTACCATAAATTTTAATCGTTCCCAATTTATTTACTTCATGATCCCCAAGATTACATAATGATAAGAATTGATCAGAATTCATTATTAAAATTTTAAATAGAAAAAAAATAAAAATTATAAACTAATTCTATTGTTTAAATAATATTAAAGATAATGCAACCTAAATAAATTATGTTAATATTGAGAAATATTCATGAAAAAATAAATTTAAATAATCCTAATTTATTAAACAAAATTCCATCTATAATCATATTTTTCATTCTATCTATCATTTTTTTTTGTATAAATTATTTTTTAAAATACTATATTATTACTGTCATGGATAGTGTCAAATTATTTTTATTGGGAAGTTTTACTATTTATTTTCTTTATTATATTTTAGATTTCCTCTTGACATTATTTTCCCCCTCTTATCGCAATATACAAAATGATAAAAAATTTTACATACTTTCTAATATTATTAAATCCTCCCTTTTATTCATTTATAGCCCTCTAGCTCTAGAAGTACTTTACCAAACAATTTATCTAAACTATTGGGATAATACCAAAATTAAAAATATGGGATCTTTATATTCCATTACTGATTTTGTTTCTCTCTTTATGGTAGAAAATATGAATATTAGTACCAAAATACATCATATCTGCGTTGTTATTTTTTATTGTGTAAATATTTATAATGATTATAATAATGAAAACGTAATAAGATTAATTGTAATATATGCTATCTTTAGTACCTTTTCTTATGTAGTAAATTTCATTTTAGCATCAAGATATTTTAATATTCAGTTCAGTGTTAAAAAAAATATGAACCTTTTAGCATTAATTGTCTATGTCATATGTTGCTCTTTAAATTGGTCTTGGAACTTATATTATTTATTTAAACTATTTTATATTAATAATCATATATCTATTTTCGTTTATTTATTCTTCGTAAGTTTTGTCATTTATGATGATATTATACTTATTCGATGGTTAAATTTCAAAAAAAATGAATACAATAATTTTAAACAAATAAAAAATTTAAATAAATAGCGTTTAAAAATAAATTAAATAGAGGCAAATTAAAAAAAATTATATTCTTAATTTAATTTTTTTTTTTTTATTTTCATATATTATAATGCCAAAATCAGTTAGTGTCAGAAAAAATAAAAAAAGATCAGTCATAAAACAAAAAACAAAAAAAAGCATCGGTGGTGCATCACCCAGCTTCTCTTTTGATGGCATGAGCGCCAATCAATGGGTCAATGGATTACTCCCACCCGCAATTCTAGTAGGTGCAAAAGAACTTTTCCAAAACAGAAAATTAAAAAAAACCCTAAAAAAACATGTCGGTGGCGCCAGTTTCTCATTCGATGGAATGAATGCAAACCAATGGATCACCGGTCTAGGTACTCCTCTCGTTCTCGTCGGAGCAAGAGAATTCCTCGATTATTCAAAAGGGAAAAAAAAAACAAAACATCAAGGAGGATCAACATTAGCAATAAACGGATCCGCAGGTAATATTGTTACCGGACTCGGCACCCCAGTCGTTTTAGTTGGACTTAGAGAATTAATCCAATTAACCGACAAAAAATCAAAAAAAAATCTAAAAGGAGGAAAACGAAAAACAATACAAAAAGGAGGAGTTTGAGGAGCAAGCCGCATGTTCTTCGACAAATCTAATGAAAATAAAAATGATAATCAAAATGGAGGCGCATGAGGAGGAGTTATAGTCCCTTCAGATGATATGCCCATACATAACATTTATCAAAAAGGAGGATGAGGATGCTCAGAACCTTACAATTTTTAAATCATTGAAATAAATTAATTTAATAACATATTTATAATGATTAAATAATTAATAAACCTATGGTAATTATTTTTGACAAAAATATATTATTAAATTTTTAATTTAATAAAAAAAATAAAAAGTGTTATTTTATTTTTTTTTATAATAAATAAATATGGATATTATAAATAAATTCAGCATCTTTGAAAAAGAAATAAAATTAAATATTTTATCCACATTCAATTTGTTTAAAATTGATAACGATTTAATTAATATTATAAAAAAAAATAATCATAATCTATGTTGGTACTTAGCATTACATTTAAGTCAAAGCACTAGTGGAATTTGCCCCACACAATCTTTTTTAAATCTTGCCATGGCATCCACTAATGCAGAATATTATTTAACATACATACCCAAAAATAAAATTTATAGTTTTACATTAAAAAAAAATATTGATTCTTTATTTCATAATATCAGTTTTTACGACCTAAAAGGAAACTTACTCAAAAAAACAGATCTAAATCATAAACAAAATAAAGAACAATATATTGATCTCGTCTATCCATCCAATAAAACTATCAAAATAAAAGGACCAGCATTAGCTTGGACCAGATTCTATAAACACTCAACTATGCTCAATATATGGGCTTGCGATCTAAATTGGCTACCCATCGTTAAAGATGAAACAAATTCTACACATATACTAATTTTAAATACAACAAATAAAAATCAAATCATAAAAAATACAAAATTATTCAAACATTTCTTTCAAAAAAAAATTTATAATTCTATCATTAAAAATAGACCCAAAAAAACTATCAAAAAAAATATTAATGAAAGAAAAACAAAAAAAAAAAAATTATTTATGGATAAACAAAATCCAGAAAATCATTTTTTTATTCCTCTACCTACTCAAATTAAAGGATTATTCGCTAATATGAATAGCGCCTACTCTTTCTATAACATAAAACATAAAAATTTATATAGTATTAAAATTAAATTTCCAAAAATCAATACAAAATTATTATTCCAAAAAAATAAATCTATCACCATTTGTTTCTCAGATCTAATGATTTGTGACAATGATACCACCGCTACATTATATTCATTCCCATGTGATCAAATCGGCTACAATAAAACCGAAATATTAATCAATCACAATTCCAATAAAAAAATTACAAATAATACTCTTCAAGATATTATCACAAAAAAAAAATATTACTATCATATCGATCACTCTATCCATCACCCTATCCTTGTCTTTAGAATCGTATTTAAATTTAAAAATAATAAATATTTTAATGTATATGAAACAGATACAACTATTAATAATATCCTCATCTCACCCAATATTATTTGTATTTAATCAAAACTTATTATCTTCTTTGGTACTTTATAATACAAATCTCTCGAACTAAATTCCTTATCTAAATCATGATTCCCGCGCAAAAAATTTTTACTACTACTATTATTCTTAAATTGATCCGAAATATCCATTTTTGATTTCAATGGAAAATTAATCCCAGACAATTTAAAGCGTTCCGAATCAGCTATCTCAGAATAGGTGTTCGCCCTATCATCTTTATCCAAACCCTCTTTTTTCTTTTTTTTTTTAATCATTGTCTCTTTTAATTTTTTCTCCTTATCCAATCTATAGATTTCTCTCTTATGAATAATATTATATTGCTCATAATCCTCTAATCTACCCATATTATTATCGTACAAATTAGCCAAATTTATATATTTCTCTTTATAATATTCGATTTCCATCGATTTCTTCTGAATTATTTTCATCAATGATTCCAAATTTTGCCGATATAGTTTTTCATTCATAATTAATTTCGATTGTAATTCCAAAATTTTATCGTCTGCATCCATAATAATATTTATATACTTAGATTTTTTGTTTCAAACATTTTTATTATGTTTATATTACTAATAATATAATAAATAAATTTTTTAATTATCTGTTTGTTTTTATTTAAAAATTATTTTATATATAAAAAATATTAAATGAAATATTCTGCAGATATCTGGGGACCAAGTTTATGGAAATTATTACATACTATTTCTTATCATGCACCCGATGTACTAAATAATATTCAAAAAAATGATTATTATTACTTCTATGAACATATAGTTCCAAATTGTATTATGTGTCCAAAATGTAAATTACATTATCGACAAAATATTTATAAATATCCAATTAAATATCAATCAAAAGATTCTCTAATTGAAAGTATCATCTTGATACATAATAAATTAAATAAAAAATTATATAAAAAAAAATTATCCAGAAACGAAGTAGATCAATTATATTCAAATAAAAATATATACTTTAATGATATTTTAGGATTATTGAAATGGTATAATGATCTTGTAAAAATTAAAGAATTTAAAATGCAATATTTTAAGATGTTAATTATTTATATATCTAAAGTAATACCATCTTTAAAAAAAAATAGTCAAAATCAAATCGCTATGACAAAATAATTTATATTTTAAAGCGTTCCAATTTGCAGAAGGCAAAGTAGGAACTTGCTCATCAAAGATCGGCGTTAATGCCTTTAGGCATAATGCCAACGAAGTTTGCGTAGGGGGCTCTATGCCCCAATGCCGATCTTCGGAGCAACCCTTTGGGGGTTGCGTTAATGCCTTTAGGCATAATGCCAACGAAGTTGGCGT